GCTCCTTGATCATTACCTCCTCCACCTCCACCAGCTACGACTAGGTAACTAGCTTCATTATTAGGAACGGTTGGTGCGGTAGTAACTGTAAAGCATCCAGGTCCTGTAAAAGTATGAATTTTGTAATCTCCGCAAGTTGAAGGCGTTCCACCTGTTGCTACTATAAAAGGGGTTGCACCTCTAACATTAGAGGTTGAGTCCATTGTATTAATCCAACCTTGTGTTGAATCAACATAGACTAAAGTAACCGATTGTCCTTGGGTACTTAAAGTTACATTAGCATTAACTGAACCAATTTTTTCGCTTCCATTAGGGGCAACCGTTACATTATAGGTTTGCCAAGTTGCTGCGTAGTCAGCCATTGAAATTATATCTCCAGCGGAACCTGCTGGTAAGTTAAGCGTAATTGTACCTGCTGTTGTGTTTAAAAAATATCCTTTACCTGTTACTCCTGTCACAGGAGAATCTCCTGTCACTTTAGGCGTTGTAATCCAATCAACGGTTCCTGTTCTTCCAAAACCTGATTGAGAAGCTCCAGATGCTAAATTAATTGTATCTCCAGAAGCCCCAAGTGTAATGTCCGTTCCAGATTGACTTACAATATTGCCACCATCCGAAGCTTGTACAGCGTTGGATTTAATAACATTTCCTGGAACAGCTACAGTACTTGTGCATTTACCAACTGTAACCGTTGTTCCACATTGAGGTTCAATTGTATTGACTTCTATTTTGCTCATTAAACTATTACCAAGGTTCCTGTTATTGTAATGGTTGCCGGTACCGTTACCGGTCCTGCTAACACACCATTTTCAATTGTTTGGGTTGCCGCGATAGTAGCCGCTTGATTTAATATAAAATCATTAGCAGCTTCACTGCCGACATATAAAATTCCGTTTGTAGTTCCTACGCTCATGTTCCTCCTTATGAACTAATTGTGTCAATGTATGACGTAACTATATCCAGAGAAGACGCATCACTTGAAACAGCATAGAGATCATCTCCACTTGCCATAACAACTTTAGCACCACCTTGAATCAATTCGATTGATCCACCGGGTGGAATGCTCGCGTCCTTCGCTAAATAATAATTATTCCCGCCTTTAACAATGTACACATCGATAGTAATACTTGTTGCAAGTATATTACAGCACCTAATACCAATAACTGCATCATAGTTTCCTGCATCTAAAAGTACTTGAGGCGTGCCTCCTACCACTCGTTGTAAATCGTTTCTAAAGTCCTGGGCCATGTTTCCTCCTTATAATGCAACAGCCATAGCTATTGCAAATCCTTGTGTTGCTCCTGCGGTTCCAGCCGCAACTGCTGTTACTAAACCTTTAGCATTTACTGTGACCGTTGCCAAGGCATAAGAACCGACATCACTATTAACGGTTGCTAATGTTAAAGCTCCGCCGGTTGCAATCGTTGCATCTCCCGACATATCTTCTTCTTCGTAGCTTGTACCATCAGCGATTAAAATTTTGTTAGCGGTAACGGTAGGCATTATAAATTTAGAACCTACGGTTAAATTATTACTTGTGACCACCGATCCTGTACCGGCTGAATTAAGATTTAAATCTAAATTCGCATCTCCTACTGCCGCAATGATAGGAGCATTTCCCGTATCCTTATTAGTAATGTTTATATAATTGGCTGCGCTTGCCGTCTTTGTAAACATTAATAATTCATTACTAGAATCATCCACAATTCCTTGAGATGTATCCATGACAATGTTGAACGCATTCATGGTTAAAGACCCTGCTAAAGAAAGAGCCCCAGTATTATCTCCAAAGACCACGGTTCCATCCGTACTCTTCATCAAACCTTTACTTGCGGGTAACGTACAGAAAACAGATTTAGTTCCTGCAGAAAAACTTTCTAAAGCATCTCCATTGGAAGAAGTAATAGCAGTTCGAGTTAAGGTAGCGCCAGAAGCTGTAAAAACTCCATAACCTACTTCCCATTCATTATAAGAATCGGATTCATGGAAGATACAGTAATAAGTAGTATTACCATCTCCAATTCCAGCTGTGAAACTTTCAAAATCTTCGACCGCTCCGAGTAAAGTAATAGTACCCGTACCAGTCGTCGTTGTAGTTTCTTTTACACGATCGTTTACGATAAAAGCCATTTATTATCCCGTTACTGTTAATAGTCCGCTTGCACCTGGTGTAGGGAAAACAATTTTAAACGTACCATTTGTAGCCGTTTTGTTTTCCGAAAAATCTAAAAAGAAACAAGCTGCGTTAGTTACTAAAGTTGCACTTGTATTATAGATCAACGCATACCTTGCAGTAATTGTTACACTTGTGTATTCAGGATCGGTAAAATCAGCATACGCTGTCGTTCCTGAAGTTCCTACAGTATTACCACTTAATACAATTCCGCCGGCGCTATAACCTGTACCGGATGCTTCATTCGTAACTGCATAAGCTGTGTAATCTGCTAGACTTGTTGCGGAGCTAGTATAGAGTGCAATTTTAAAAGTATCGTTAGCAAAATCGTGATCTCCTTTGATCAACTCACTTTTAAAACTTGTACATACTACATTTGCCATTTATTTCCTCCTATGCTCTTGTTCGTGGCGCATTCAAAATTTCTCTGATAACACCATTCATATATTCATCTCTGTTTCTTCTGCCTTGTTGTTCAATGCCAAGACCTGTTAGAGATTGTTGATATTTTTGCTCGTATAATTGATACATTCTATCGTTCGCTAAGAATGCAAATGCCTCTACGAGGCAGGCATATGTGAGCGTATTTGGAGCGTTCAAACTCAAATACGTTGTAGTGTTAGTTGATGCTAAAGCAGTTCCAGCACTCGCTGTGGGTCTTCTAACATAAGCGACTTCAACATTCAAGGCTGTATCTGGTGTAGGAGAAATGAACATCTTCGTTTCGTCCCAATTGGCATAATATTTAGGGGTACCCTGCGTAATTCTAGTCCCTGAATACTCATCCATGAATGAAATATCTTTTTGCATTAAATAGGTTCGAGTCTGTGGACTAGCCTCAGGGTACGTAGTTACATATCTAATAATTAAAATTCCTGTAGGAAGAGATACAAAAGGAGTTCCTGCAGTTAAACTGGAATAATCGTTTTGTCTAAAAACATCCAAATCTACATCGGTCATAATTCTATATTCAGCGTCCGATATAAAATCGTTCACAATAGTTGTATCTATAACCGTACTAGTAGTTTCAGTATAGTTTCTAATTTTGGTGACTAATTCATCATAGGTCATGGTGTTATTGTAACGGGTCCTGCTGATACAGAATGACCGCCTCCTCTTATACTTCCTACTGTAGCAGTATTTGTATCAACTGTAAAATAATACCAATCAGTAGGATTAGTTAAATTTCGGACCGTTGCTCCGGCAGAATGAGTAGCAGCTGTTGATCCATAAGCTCCTCTTTGAACCCATTGAGGATTCATTGAAGTCGCTTGAGGAGAAACTTCGCCTAAAACATTTGAACTAATCGTTGAATATCTAATAAGTTCACTTCCCACTAAAGCAACTTGAGGTGAATTTGAATTAGTTGTTAAAAAAGAACTTCCATCCGTTAAGGTAATTCCACTGTTTGTTGTGGTATCGGTAATCGCAGAAGCTAAAGTAGTGGTCACATTGGTATATCTTCCAACGGTAATTGTATAACCTGCTGACTTAATAATATTAGAACCACTAATTCCATCAAAATCTTTCGGAGTAGCATAGCCAGCAACAGGGTCATCTACAGTTCCGGTACCTGGGGCCACATCAATAGGTCCTCTGAACCGAACTGTGGTTGCTGTATCTCTACCATGACTGGGTGAATTAACAAAAATAATACTAGAGGCTGCAGCATACGTTTCAAAAGGATTGGTTGGTAATAAAATAGTAACAGCGGGTGCTGCTCTTTCAGGAGGTCGAGGATGCTCTAAAGCTACAGCATCTCCTCCTCTAACTTTTAATTCTAATTGAGGTTGCTTGGATTCAAATTCAGAAATATGTACCCACGCACCTGTCCATTCACGGACCATTTCTTTATAAGGAAACTGTAATCCACTTCGATCTGAAATGGCGATTGCATGTTTACCTGTTGCATATTTTCCAGCCATTACGATACACTCGGATAATAGGCTTTAGGAGTTATATAACTACTTGCCTCAGAGCCAGCCATTTTTTCAGCTCTCAAGATTTCATCTTCATAGATTAATTTTAATGCTTCGACTCGATCAGGAGCAATTTTTAAACTTAAATAATAAGCCAGTCCGGCACACATCGCAGGATAAAAACGGTAAATGACATCAGAAGTATTACTATAAGATCCAGCTGCCGTATTCGTATCTATTCTGCCCACATACCACGTATATAAATAATTAGAGGCTTGTGTACTTCCAGGAGTTAAATAAACCCATAGACGTGTATACAATCTAAAACGTTGAACAAAAAATTGACTGGGGTTTCCTGTAGATTTTTTATTAGCCAAAGCAGCGAAAGCACTTTGATCAATTTTAGTCATCGTAGTATCTGTTGGATTACTCGTACTTGATGCTACATTCCGATAACTAACATTTAAAATATCATCAACATTATAAAGTCCGGTAGGACTCGGAGAAGCTAGATCAGTAACATGATTTGCATTGGTTACACTTGCTTCCGTAGCCGCAGCAGCATCCCATGCAAAATCATAATAATTTTGATCTTGTACAAGATCAATATTAGCATGATTAATTTTCCATTGAATCAATCCTCGATTTCCCCATTCGGAAAAAAGGATATTTAAAGATCTGCGAATAGTAAAGAGATCATAGCCAGAACGACTTTGAACCCCACATCTTTCAAAAGCCTCTTCAATGATGTCGTCTATTGCAGGATCAAATTTTACTGTTCCTGATATAGCCATCTAATATCCTATGTATACGTTATCGTGACGCCAGTAGTATTCGTAAGATCTAAGTACACTCCATCATCAAACACGACTCCAGAACCAGGGATCCATACATTTAACCCTTCTGTTCCAAAGACATAATCTAATTTTAAAGTACCACCTGTACCTGTACCATCATAAAGTTTAATTTCTGACGTAGCTACTCCTTTAGCTTGAATACTAGTTACTCGTGCTCTGTTGGTAACTAATTGTCCGTCTCCAGTAGCATGGGCACTCTGTTGGTCACCGTAAAATGAACCGCCTCCAGCCATAATTTATTCCTCCTAATTTCGTG